CGATGAACTTAATATATCTGTAACTGATAAAAAAGAATGTGAGAAAGTTGTAGAAATAATGAGAGACTGTGTAGAATTAAAAGTACCTAATAAAGTAGATGCAGAGATTGGTCCAAGCTGGGGTAACGTTACAGACTACAGAGAATATTTTAAATGATAAAAGGTTTTACCTGTGGTTGTTTTGATTTGCTACATGCTGGTCATATAGTTATGTTAAAAGAAACAAAAGAAAATTGTGACTATTTAATTGTAGGTCTGCAAACAGATCCATCAATCGATAGACAAGAAAAGAATCCACCTGTGCAATCTGTTTACGAAAGGTTTGTTCAATTAAACGCAGTTAAATACATTGATGAGATAATACCCTATGACACTGAGGAAAGCCTCATAGATCTTTTAGAGGCTACACCTATTGATATCAGGTTTGTAGGTGAAGATTATACAAACATAAGTTTTACAGGTGAAGGTCTGCACGAGATTTTTTACACAAGTAGAAAACATTCATTTAGTACAAGTGGTTTAAGGAGAAGAGTATCTAATGAAGAAATCTGAATTAAAAGATATATATTTTAATATTTATATGACCTATACAAACAGCTACACAACGCTTGAAGATATAGGCTACAAATATGACATATCAAAACAACGAGTGTGGCAGATAATACGCTACTGTAAACTTGGTGGTGGTAACTACTACAAAGGTTTAGAAACATACAATACAGCACACAAAAAGATGAAAGATACTTTTAAAGATCAAGGTTCTAAAGCAGTTAATGAAGCTATGAGGAACTGGTTAGAATCAGAAGGTGTTAGACTAATAAAAACAAAACATGGGTAAAATAAATTCAAGAAATAAAGGGGCTTCTTTTGAACGTGAAATAGCTAACCTTATTAATAGGTACTTTGACGAGATAGGATACGACTATAAAGTCAAACGCAACTTAGAACAATATCAAGAAAAAGATTTAGGTGACTTAAATATACCGAATCACACACTTGAGTGTAAACGTTATGCTTCTGGTAACTGGTATAAAGAAGAATGGTGGAAACAAGTGTGTGACTCTTGCGGAGATACTATCCCTGTCCTGATCTGGAAATATAATCACCAACCAATAAGAGTGTGTGTTCCTCTGTGGTCTATGCTAGAGATGGGTATACGGGATAATTCTATTACAGTAGTCCTTACATTTGATAACTGGTTAAATTATGAACTTGCCTATAATCTTTAAGATTATGCTTTTATCCTTAACGCTTTTATATAAAGTAGTACCTATGTTTAGTAATTATACGAAGACATTTATAGAAAGGAGAAAGATATGGCTGATGCTGTAGAAACGATGGCTTATGCTGGGGAAACCCCTTGGCATGGTCTAGGTGTACAGGTTGAAGATAACCTAACACCACAAGAGATGCTTGTTGCTGCTGGACTTGACTGGACAGTAAGTAAAAGGCATTTATTTACCCACGCTGACGCAGACGTAAACGCTAGTGATGATATCATTGGTGTAGAAAATTACTCTGTGTTAGTCCGTGATAGTGATAACAAGACCTTTGGTCCATGTGGTCCAAGGTTTGTCCCTAGTCAAAACTCAGAGGCTTTTGAGTTTTTCAAAAAGTTTACTGACGCTGGACACATGAAAATGGAAACTGCTGGGTCGCTGAAAGGTGGCGAGCAGGTTTGGGGTTTAGCTAATGTCAGTAAAGACTTTACGCTTCCTGGTGATGACCGTGTACTAGGTTACTTATTAGTAAACGTGTCTCATAAATGGGGTAAGTCTAACGAGATTAGGTTTACACCTATCAGGGTGGTTTGTAATAATACGTTGACCATGGCTTTGTCTGATAAAAGCACTGCTGGTTTTAAGATGCCTCATGTTAAGGCTCTTGACCATCAAGTATTTGCTTCAGCAGAGCAGGCTTTAGGTCTAGCTGGTAACCGTATGGATGAGTTTAAGCAGAGTGCTGAGTTTCTCAGTGGTAAACGCTTTAATAAAGACTCAGTGGTTAACTACATTGCTGACCTGTTTCAACCTGAGCTACTCGTAGCACAAGCTGAGATAGAAAAAATGAGTAATGTCAAAGCGATAGCGACACGTCAATCTATGGTTGATGAGTTTAAACGCATACCATCTTTGGTACACCAAGCGATTGAGGAACAGCCAGGAGCTAACCTTAAATCATCTAAGGGTACATGGTGGGGTGCTATGAATGCTGTTACTTTCGTAGTTGACCATAAATGGGGTCATGATCGTGACGCGTCTTTACATAATGCTTGGTTTGGCGGTCGTGCTTCGTTGAAGCAGAAAGCTATGACTAAAGCTATTGAGTACGCTAACGTTGCATAACTGTGTATGGAACGGTGTTTTACAGCACCGTTCCTTTACACTATCTTAATCATAACTAAACTAAAGCTATGAAATTAACTGAATTAAAAGACGTGAAGGTTATCGCCTTTGTTAATAATACACCTGATGGTCCAGATTATAAAAGGGCTGTCATCACAACAGTTGGAGAAGTACATAAAATAAAAGGTGGCTCACCTTTGTTATACGACCCTGATAGATTTAGTGGTCGTACTTGGTTAAACGCAGAAAAACATTTTATGCTGTATAACATGTACAGTAAAAAGAAATTAAAAGAACCTGCTAAACTTAATGGCGATAGACAAAAAATGTCTCATCAGCTATGGCAATTAATAAACCCTCATGCTGTCAAGCCAGCAGAAAAAGATATGACGGGAGCAGTTATAGAAACACCTGAGAAAAAACCTAAAGTAAAAAAGAACACACCTGTAAAATCAAACTCAGTAGTAAACGAAAACAGTATTATTCAAGCTACAGGTAAAGAAGCTAAGTCTGAGAAAAACGCAGCACGTCATAGGCTGTATAAGAAAACAAAAGTAAAAACATTATTACGCAAGAACACTATAAAACTTGCTGATATAAAGTATGATATCAAGCCTTGTGATGCGGGAATAGTGGGCTAAATGCAGCCCCTTAGAGCGTTGAAAATAATAACCTATACTTAGGTATACCCTAGCTAAAAACAATTAAATGGAGCCCTTATGCAACCCCCTCCGTACCTGATTAAAAACTTTTTACTTACTATTAAAGCTGAGTGGATGCTAGATAAAATTACTCTTGAGTTAACTAAAGATTCTATGAAAAGTTTACAAGAGTTTCATCAAAGTGAAGGGTTAGGTGATGTGAACAATTTACTACAAGAATATGTCACTGACCATGGGCATGATATATATTCTGTGCCTTTATTTACGCAAGAATTTTGTGATACTATGCTAGACGAAATAGAGAATATGAAACAACATTTGGCTTTTGAACCTAACGCAGAAGAAGATGAACTTAGACAGATACCAGAAATAATACTTCACGAAAAAGCACCAGAATTATTTAACTCGATGCTTGGCGTAGTCTTTAATGTTATGAACCCTATCTTTATGTCAATATGGCAACGTTACTGTAGTTCTGCTTCAACTATACAGATTGCGAACTATAACGTAAAAGATAAAAAGCAAGGTGCGTGGCACCATGACCAGAGTGCAGATATCAGTATGGTTGTACCGTTAAACACTGGCAACTATAAAGGTGGCGGAACTGAGTTTCATGGTCGTACTACTGTAGAACCGTTACCGAATGGGCATGCTTTATTTTTCCCTAGCTTTACACACATGCACCGTGGCTTACCAGTTGATGAAGACGGTGACCGTTACTTGCTTGTGTTTTGGTTGTACGGTGGTGGTAATGATTAGCTTTACACTGAATTAGAAGTAAACTAAAGTATATGTTTAAATAAATAAAAAGGTGATTAATGTTTAGTAAAGATTATAGAAAAGTTATCTGGCAAGACATAGAACTTATAAATAAGTTTGCAGAAAAGAATGGATACAACCGTCAGGTTGATATAGATAAACTTAAAACAGATCTAAAAAAGGCAATAGAATCAATGGGTTACAAAGATTTTGATTCAATAGTTTTTGTAGCAAGTGCACTTTTACTACATCAACATAAAAGCGGTGAAGAGTGTGAACCACACATGAGAATTAGTATATTTCTACCAGACCTTGGCTCAGCTATAATTGACTGTGACCTTGATATTTGGAGATCTTTAGAAACTATCGACAAAGATTTAGTACCAAGCATCCATTAAATTATGAAAATATCCTCTTTTGAAAAAGGTGAACCTATACCTGAAATTATGCCTCGTAATAATAAGTACAACTTACATCTTATGGAAGTAGGTCAACACTTTACCGTAGAAGATTACTGGAACTCTGATAACGTACAGAAACTCAGAGTAGCTATATCTAATTACGGTAGAAGAAATAATAAAAAGTTTGTCACTCGTAAAATAGAAGACGAGGGTGATTATAAACTACGTGTGTGGAGAGAATTTTGAGTAAGAAACTAACCCCTAAACAAGAAAAGTTTGCACAAAACGTAGCCAAAGGTATGAAGAAAAAAGACGCTGCAAAAAGTGCTGGCTACAGTGAGAAAAACGCAGGTCGTGCTGGTACTATGTTAACCAGTGACGCAAACCCTATAGTCAAAGATCGTATTCATCAACTA